ACATTGGAGACTAATATGTCTTTCATACATAAACTTTTAATGTACGGAGACGAGGAGACAGCCTCCACACAAGGAGAATATTTTTATTTTAATAGAGATAGTATAGATAATCCAGTGGAGGGTGATTGGCGAATTGTAAGAAATGAGGATGAAAAACATTCTCTAGTGGAACGTTATCAAGAAGGAGTGTGGACCTATCACGGAGATTTTGGTGGAAGCTTTCAAGCAGGAGACCACGTTCTGGATGATAAGACAAAGCTTTTGTATTATGTAGATGAAGCTGGAACCAAGCATACCCTTGTTAGGGCCTCACTGATAGATGGAGGGGCTTACATAGGAGATGGGGACCGTGGTATTAGTTTAGTACATAACGGACGTCTAGAGGCTTACAGGGCCTCTTCTACGGTGTACGACAGTGGACTCATTAATGATGGAACAGATCAAATAACTACATCACACATCTCTCTAACAATAGATGGAGAAGATTATTATAGACTCATTCAAACTATTTCTGGTTATTTTCACAGTGTACCAATGGGTACAAAAGCTAGAATAACTTTGAAAGAAGGTAGTGTACAGTGGTATGAATCTGTTAGTAGTTTTGATTTCTCTCTTGGATTCGGGGAGGATGTAATTGCGGGAGAAAATGAATATACATTTAATCCTAAATTAAGTTTACCATCAGATACGACTTACACATTAGATGTTTGGTTTTCTAATACAGTGATAGTGTATGGTGTTGGTGCTCTAGTTAAATATGATTACACTTATAAGATTATAACACCAAGTATAATTCCTCAGGTGAATGCTAGAGGTATATATGCTGGTCCCATTGAACTGGGGAAGTATGATGCACCTGTAGAAATATTTTCTTTTCCAAATGTTGTTTGTGAAGCGGACGTATTTCATAGGGTTTTAATTACATACAATGTATATAAAGCACAACCATCCATTTTAACAATGTTATATTTTAAAGTGGGAGGTGTTATAGCTAAAGCAATAGAATTAAAAGATGGTGAAAACAGTGATGCAATTATATGCACTACAAGTACGACAATGAAAGATATAACTATTGAGATTTGTGTTGAGACAGCACCCGCTGATAAGAAAGCTACATTTTCTAATATCAGTTTTATATTAGAGGAAATTTAACAACAGGAGGAGGTATGAGTGCAGTTTTAAAAGAACTTAGAAAACGCATCTTAAGTGAGGAGGCTGCGATTCTAATTGGAAGACACGTTAATACTGCTGGTGATTTTAAATTGGTTGGAGACCAATCGGCTAAGGAGTTGTACATTAAGTTAAGCGATGGTAGTGCGTGGACAACATATTTAACAATCGACGCTAACGGTATAGAAACCACGGGTCTTACAGCAACAACCATCACTGCTGGTGACTTAACTATGTCTAGTGCAAAATGGGACGACTTGCGTTTCCCTGCTACTGGTTTAAATCCACCAGGGGCTGTGTCTGACCCAGATGTTGATACAACAGATGGTACGCTTTTATTTGATAAGGCGAGTACAGAAACGATTGTGGGTATTGCACAGGTTCCTCATGCGTGGAAAGTTGGTACAAACCTAAGGCCGCACATTCATTGGACCCCAACGGATGATACAGCCGGCGATGTTGTGTGGAAGCTAGAGTATAAGGTTGCACCTATTGGAGACGACGTTCCTGCTGCGTATACAGCGGCCACAACTACTGCTACTATTGCGGCTGATTCAGATACATTACACATTCTAACAGAGTTTGATGATATTGACATGAGTGAGGTGACAGGTCTTAGTTGCATCATCTTATGGAAACTCTCAAGAATTGGTGGGTCTACCGACCCTGCTGACGATTATGATAATGACGCAAAGCTCTTGGAGCTAGACTTTCATTATCAGATTGACAGTGTTGGTAGTGATACAGAATACGTAAAATAATTTTTAAACAAGGAGAAGTATTATGGCTTTATTTCAGAGTGAGTCTTTGAATCGAGAGATGGGTACATTTACTTTGACATCCCCTGCTCTCGCTATTGATGAGACGGATGCCGAGGATATTAAAACGGGTAACTTCACTTATGTCTATGATGGTGTCTTTAAGAGCAAGACTGCTGCTGCGAAGATTGATTTGTCTGATACAACTTACGCCGATGGTGGTAGTTTGGTTATTGAGGACGACGAGACAGCTAAGATTTATGTGATGATTGACGCAGACGGAGACCACACAACTTATTTGCTACGCGCTGATGAGTACACTTGGGAACCCGATGCTTTGGTTATTGGTTATGTCGAAGTCTTGAATGAGTCTGATGCTGACTTTACTGTTGGTACCACTGACCTTTCTGCCTCTGGTGTGACAGATACATATGTCAATTTGCTACGGTATGATGGCTAATTAATAATAGGAGGTGTGGATTATTTCTGCACCTCTTATTTTTTTATTTAATTATTGTGATAGTATTTCTTCTAAAACAGGTCTATATAAATAGAAGGGTTAAATAATAAATAATTAAATAGGAGGCTATATGGATTTTACATTCAATTATAGTGCTTCTCAATTATATGCCCCTGTTCATGTAGACCCCAACCCTATCATAGCAGTAAGAGGTTGTGTGGGTTGTGGTAAAACATCTGGCAGTGTTGTTCATACTTTTCTTAAAGCTCAGAATCAAGAGCCTAATAGTAATGGTGTTAGAGAGCGTAAGACAGCAGTTGTTCGTGCTACAGCCCCTAGATTAAAAACTACGGTTATGAAAACATATGAGAGTTGGTTTGGTAATGTAGACGACCCATATAAGGGTGGCATTCTTAAGTGGAAGAGAACATCCCCTATGAGTGCTAGATGCAGAATGCCTTCTATGTACAATGACGGGACGGTTGTAGATTGGGAAATTTGTTTTCTTGCATTAGATAGAGAAGATGATGTAGAGATATTAAAGTCTCAAGAGTTCAGTGATATTTATTTCTGTGAAACAATGGAAATGAAACGGAATATATTTGATGCAGCTAGGGGCCGTATTGGTCGTTATCCTGCTGTGAAAGACGGTAGTGTATGTACACATCCACAAATTATATGTGACTATAACTCACCGCCTATAGATCATTGGTTGGCTAAGTTAGAATTAGAAGAGAGACCAGAGGGTCATTCATTTTACGTAGCACCCCCTGCTGTTATGCAGAGAGAAGATGGCACATGGGTGCCTAGTCCAAATGCTGTAAACTTAGAATATTTACATGAAGATTATTACAAGATTCAGCTAATGGGTGCTGACCCACAATATATACACGTTATGCTTGCCAACAACTTTGGTAGTTTGAAGAGTGAGCGTAGAGTGTTTCATAATTATGATGATGCTGTGCATGTAGGTAAATTTGATATTAAACCCCTACGCGGTGTTCCAATTGTTATTGGATTGGATGCTGGCCTCACACCTGCTGCTGCAATTTGTCAGCTATCTCCTCTTGGACAATTACTTGTTCTGGATGAAATTGTTACAGAAGATTGTGGCATGTCTCAATTTGTAGAAGAGTATCTTAAACCTAAGATGCTTTTAGAATATAGGTCTTGGGATTATCGAGTTGTTGTTGACCCGGCTGCTACTCAAAGAGCGCAGACGAACATGACAAGTTGCTACGATATTTTAAGACGTGCTGGTATTCCAGTACAAACGGCTAAGTCTAATAACCCTATTGATAGGATTGATTCTGTAGATTATTTTCTTAGAAGACTTGCAGACGGGCAGCCGAGCTTCTTGCTCTCCCCCAAATGTGCAACCATCCGAAGAGGTTTAATTTCAGAATACAAATATCGTAAGGTTATGGGGCAAGATCGTTTTCATAATGTACCAGAAAAGAACATATATTCTCACGTAATGGACGGCCTCCAATATGCTTGTTTAGAATTGGCAGCCCCTAAGAAAGTACGTAGATATGCTGGTAAATACTTAGGTGGTAAACGTTTTAAACCGGCTTCATCCCGTGCTGGGTATTAGGAGGTAAGATGGATAGAGTCAAACTAGATAAAGCCGCTGTCGAATCCAAAAGAAAAGAGCTTTCTGAGGAACAGTACACGGAAGATAAAGAAAAACAATTAAAAGAATCAGAATCTTTTGTTGAAGCTTTCGATAAAGCATTAGAAAAGAATGACGATACAAAAGTAAAAGCTGTTAGATATGTCGTAGATGATCTAGCTAGACAGATTAGAAGTATATTTGACCAACGTGTGTTGGAACGTAATTTAATTGAACAAGGTTTCCTTAAGAACCTTAGACAGTTCAAAGGTGAATACCCACAGGAAACTCTAGATAATATGCATCCTAATAGGTCTAAGGCTTTTATTAGATTCACTCGTACTAAAGTTAAGACTGTTACATCAAGGCTTGTTGATTTCTTATTTCCAGCTAATGGGGATAAGAACTGGGGTATTCAACCCACGCCTATTCCTGAAACTAATCCAGAAGTTATTAAACTTATGCAACTACAGTATCAGGAAAAGACCGGGGAGCCTATCTCTCAAGAAGACTTGCTATATCAGATTAGAATGTTTGCAGAGAAGACCTCTGAGAATATGTCTAAAGAGATTGAAGATCAATTATGTGATTTAAGATATAGAGATATTTTAAAGAATGTTATTCATTCTGGATGTCTTTACGGTACAGGTATCCTAAAGGGACCTATGGTTAAGATTAAGTCTAACAAGAGTTATGTGCAGGATGCTAATGGAGAATGGATAACACTCAACAATCAAGAGTTAGTTCCTTTTATTTCTAATACATCCATCTGGGATTTCTATCCAGACTTGTCTGCTAAGACAATTGATAATGCTAGAAACATTATTGAACGTCACCACATGGACAAGAGTAAGCTTGTTAGGCTGGCTAATCGTGGAGACTTCCGAAGAGATGCTATCAATCAATACTTAGAGTTTGCCAGAGATGGTGATTTAATTAAGAAAGATTTTGAGACAGAGCTTGATACAATGGGCAAGGTCCAGGATATCAATGCTTTTCAAAGTAAGAATAAGAAATTTGAAGTGTTAGAGTTTTGGGGATATGTTGACGCTTACCAGCTTGAAGAGTTGGGTGTCACTATCCCAGATTGTATGAAGGGGATACAAGAGCTTAAGGCTAACATCTGGGTGCTAGGCAACCGGGTGATTAAAGCAACAATCAATCCGTTAGATATGGAGGGTTGGCCTTACTTTCTTTTCTATTACGACAAGGATGAGACTTCTATCTTTGGCGAAGGCATAGCCTCCATCATGGCTGATATTCAGGAGCTTATGAATGCTTCCTTTAGAGCCATGCTGGATAACGCAGCGATTAGTGCCGGCCCACAGATTGAAGTTAACTTAGACCTTCTTGGTCCCGATGAAGACCCCACAGACATCTACCCATTTAAAACATGGTTGAGAACAGGAACAGGAATTGAAGCTCAGACAGAGGCTATTAGAGTGCATACACTCCCCTCTTATACAAATGAGTTCATCCAGATGGCTAACCTTATTGAACGTTATGGTGACGAGGTTACAACCATTCCTAAGTTCTTACATGGTGGTGGTACACAAGGTGTTGGTGGGGCAGGCAGAACAATGGGTGGTATGTCCATGATGATGGGTAATGCTAACATCACCATTAAAGATCAGGTTAAGAACTTTGATGATGGTATTACTAAACCATTTATTTCTGCTTTGTATGATTGGAACATGCAGTTTAATGACAAGCCTGAGATTAAAGGTGACTTCGATATTATGCCCAAGGGAACATCTTCTCTTGTAGCTAAAGAAGTTTACATGGATAGTCTCATTCAGTTTGCCAACATCACTGCTAATCCAAGAGA